TGGCTATATAGCCCCTACATATAGGATGGCGAAACAGACCGCTTGGAGCTATTTGATGGAATACACGGGAACCATCCCCAATGTTCATTATCATGAAACGGAATTAAGGGTTGATTTGCCTGGAAAGAGAAGAATACAATGCTTCGGAGCAGACGCATATCAGAATCTGCGAGGAATGAGATTTGATGGCATCGTGGTTGATGAAATTGCGATGATGCCCCCTGCGATATGGGAAGTTTTACGGCCTGCCTTATCCGATAGAAAGGGTTGGCTGATAGCGATTGGCACTCCAGCAGGGCATAATGCCTTTTTTGACCTTTTTGAGAACGCAAGAAACTCAAAGGAATGGTATTCCTCTGTATTCAAGGCGAGTGATACGAAAATTATAGACGAAGAGGAATTAGAAGCCTCAAAAGCCCTCATGTCCCCAGAGCAATACGAACAGGAATTTGAATGTTCCTTCGATGCAGGGGTATTAGGGGGAATATATACCCGTGCGATCTCCGATATAACGGAGAAGGGACAGATAACGAAAATAGAATATGATCCCCAGTACCAAGTGAACACGCATTGGGACTTGGGTATTGGTGATGCGACCGCCATCTGGTTTTCCCAGAATGTCGGCAACCGCATTCATTTGATAGAATACTATGAAAATTCAGGCCAAAGTCTGGAGCATTATGTCAAGTATCTGGCAAGCAAGGATTTCAAGTATGAAAATCATTTTGGCCCTCATGATTTAAAAGTAAGGGAATTGGGATCAGGACAAAGCAGAGTGGAAATAGCTAATAATTTAGGATTATATTTCACCATTGTTCCCAAGCTCTTGATTGAGGACGGGATTAATGCAGCACGCATGATTCTGCCTCGTTGCTGGTTTGACAAGGAAAAATGCAAACTGGGATTGGAAGCCCTACGACAATATTCATGGGAACGAAACGACAGGACAGGACACATACAAAATAAACCCAAACACACCTGGGCCTCGCATGGCTCGGATGCGTTTCGGTATCTAGCCGTTGGATTGAATCAATCAACCAACTTCGCTAGCAACATAAAATATCCAAAAATGGGAATAGTTTAATGACAGCAGGACGACCAGAAATACATACAAAGGAACTAGAGGAACAAATATGCGACAGGCTCGCTTCAGGTGAAGCTATTCGCACCATTACTGCCGAGAAAGGTATGCCTTGCTGGAAAACAGTCAGGGACTGGTTCAAGACAAAGGAAGGCTTTCAGGCACGCTACAGCCAAGCGAAAATGGAAGGCATAGAATATATTTTATCCGATAACAGGAAAAAAGCCCTTGACACCTATGAACGGTCAAAAGAGGGAAAAGGAAAAGTAGGGTTGGAAGAAACCCATGCTTTAAAATTACTGATGCACGATGCACATTGGTCGGCTAGTAAATTAGTGCCAAAAGTGTATGGTGATAAAAACCAACAGGAAATTGTGGGAGCTGATGGTCAGCCCCTTATAATTAGATGGGAGAAATAATGGGAACTTCAAACGGAAAAAAATACCATGGCAGATTAAGATTCGGAAAAGGCTCTGTACGAAGCGAATACAGGGTTGCTGGGTATGACGCTGAAATCGACAGGCTTGATGCAGCAGCACAGCCAAATGACAAAGGCAAATCTACAGCCGTTCCAAGCGAACCAAAGGTTTGGGCGACAACAAAAAATCTTACCCGTGGAAAACTATTTGATCCAGATAGAATACACGCTAAAATCTGGGGAAAAGCCTAATAAATCATGGCAAAAATGCGAGATTCAGAGATACTCGCTTTGCTCGGTCAACAGCTTGATCAATCTTTAGGGTATTTATCAGGAAAGATTCCGCAGGAACGCAGAGCTGCCTTTAAATATTACCTGGGAGAACCTTATGGTAATGAAGTTGAAGGCCGATCACAGGTAGTATCGCAAGATGTATTGGAGGTAATTGAGAGCATATTGCCGTCATTGCTACGCATTTTTACCGCAGGAGAACAGATCGTAAGATTTGAACCAAAAGGACCAGAGGATCAGCAGGTTGCAGACCAATGCACCGATTATGTGAACTATGTCTTTATGAAAGACAATCCAGGTTTTCTCATTCTCTATAATTTATTCAAGGATGCCCTCTTACAGAAAAATGGTTTCGTCAAACATTTCTGGCTGGAGGAAGAAAAAAAGGTTGAAGAAGAATACAAGGAACTCACGGAAGTAGAATACCAAACTTTATTAATTGATGATGAAGTGAGTATAGACGAACATGACGAGCAGGAAGTAGAAACAGAGATAGGCGTAGAATATATTCACGATGTGAAGATTACACGAACAAAGAAGATTGGTCGAGTAAAAGTTGACAGCGTTGCACCAGAGGATGTTTATGTTGCACGAAATGCGATCAACATTCAGGATGCCCAGTTCTTTGCCCACCGACTGTTCAGGACAAGAACACAACTGTTAAACATGGGCTATTCCAAGAAAGTAGTCAGCAAACTTCCCACTTACACAAACAGTTTTTACAATCAGGAACACACAACAAGGGAGCTGTACGAAACAGCCGATCCCCAAATAGAATTTCAATCCATTGACAAGTCAACGGATTACATCGAACTGATGGAATGTTACGCTCGGTTAGATTACAACGGAAACGGAAAAGCACAGCTTCGTAAAATTACGATGGCTGGCAATAGAAATCACATACTGGATAACGAACCCATAGATGACATTCCATTTTCCATGGTAACTCCAATTCCTATGCCTCATTTATTCTTTGGAATGAGTGTGGCGGATTTGGTCATGGATTTACAACTTATCAAATCAACTGTCCTACGACAAACAATGGACAACATGTACTTGCAGAACAATGCAAGGAATGTGGTCATTGATGGACAGGTGAATTTGGATGACTTAATCACATCACGACCTGGCGGCATTGTTCGAGTGAAAGGACCTGGAGCGGTAACACCTTTGGCAACTCCAAGTTTCTTGAATGAAGGTCTTTCCATGTTGGAAAAAATTGACCAACTGAAAGAGGCACGAACAGGAATCTCCCGATCCCAAATGGGAGCCGACCCAAATGTGATACAAAAATCACACACTACTGCCACAGGCGTAAATGCCTTGGTCAACGCAGCGACACAACGAATTGAATTGATAGCTCGTATCTTTGCAGAAACGGGCGTGAAGGATATGTTCCGCAGCATCATGCACTTGGTAACAAAATACCAAGATGAGGAACGAACAATCAGGCTTCGCAACCAGTTCTACAAAATGAATCCAAAAGACTGGCAGAACTATGACATGGATGTATCCATTCAAGTTGGTCTTGGAACGGGTAATACCGATCAGCGTGTTGCATTACTTTCACAAATTTTAAACATACAGAAAACATTAATTCAACAAGGCGGATATGGTCGCTTGGTGGATGAACAAAAAATCTATAATACTTTAGAGAAGTTGGTTATCAACGCTGGTTTCAAATCAGCAGAGCCATTCTTTGTTAATCCTGAAACAGCACCACCTCCACCTCCTCCACAACCTGATCCGTTAATCCAAACAGCGATGGCGGAGATACAGGCAGAGAAGGAAAAAACAATCGCTACTCTCCAACAGAAGCGAGAGGAAATGATGGTGGACATGCAAGTGAAGATTTTAGAACTGGAAACAAAACTGAAAATAGAGGCGGAGAAAATAGATTCAACCGAATTGCGTAAAGCTGCTGAAATTGAAACAGCCTTGATTAAAACCAATGGTGGACGATAATGGCACAAAATCCTTATTTACAAAATTTATTGGGAATTGGACCACCTTTAGGAAATCCAATGGGATTAATGCGGTATGAATATACACAACCAAATTATCAAAATCTGCTTAATCAAGGATTAACAGCTTCACAAATACAGGGATATGATCCCAAGTGGGCTACCTTTGGACAGTTTCCTTATGTTATGGATCCAGCAACAAATCAAGTAAGCGTTCCAGGACAGGCTCCTGGAGTAACACCCATTACAACAGATACACAAACAGATACCGTAAGCGAGAGCATAACCCCAAGTGGGGTTGATTATAGCTCCGATGTTCGAGATACCGTATCCACTCCTTATGGTGATTTCACCAGCGATGACTTTACCCAGGATATTTACACCTATCCAAGCAACAAGCCAATGAACCAAATGACGGAACAGGAACTGATGGCGTTCGGAGAGGCAAAAGGTTATATTGACGCAGATGGAAGATTAATGGGACCGATGCAAACTACATTAGAGGGAAAAGGTTTATATGGCTCTATGCTATCTCAACCAGCCCAAATAATGAACGACAAGAAATATGGTTGGTTTCTCGATTCACTCAATCAAAAGGGAATGCTGCAAGGAGGCGGAACTGCTGACAGTTTATCCTTTGCGATGCACTCTCCCAAGTATCGAGATAAAATAAAAATATCTGAATTTTTTAACAGCCAAATAAAGGACCATTATCTCAAAAACAACTTATCCGATGATAAACAAAGAGGATTATCCGCTTCTAAAATTCCAGGAACATTCAAGTCTGTACAAACCTTAAAAAATAGCTATGCTCCTTCAGGACGAGATGATAATAATGTTATTTATCACACTTCCACAGGAGGGCATTACAATAATGAAGGAAACTTCATCACGGGATATGGACAACAGGCACGATATGGTTCCATGACCGATGCCATAGATACCATTACGGCAGCAGCACAGTCTGGTAACACCAATACCATTCCATCGAAATTCGATCAGGCGTGGTATGACAAGCAAAAAAATAATAAAAATATACCAACATGGCAAAGGGATGAATTAAAGGAAAGTTGGAAACTGATAAAAGACAAAAAACCCATAGATACTGGTATGAAAGCCAAGTATGTGGGAATAAAACAAAAAGATACTAAAAAAGATTATGGACCAAAATCAACAGCAGAATCAACAAGGGCTATAAAAGATAAATTAGAGGGTGGTAAATCAAAAAGTGTTTCACGATTTGAAGCCCAAGAAAGAACATCAAGTAGGGTAAGCCCAAGTGGTAAAGTAAGAGCATACGGATTATAATGGGTTTAGACAAAGAAAAGTCAAAAGGAATACAAGCTAAAAGATTTTTAGAGGATGAGATTTTCACCAATGCGGTGAAAAGAATCCGTCAGGCGATTGACCTTGAATGGAAAAATTCGCCCATGCGTGATTCGGAAGCACGAGAGTGGCTTTATACACTCTCAAAGGCTTTAGATATGATTGTCAACGAGATTACTTCTGTTGCAGAAACAGGAAAATTGGCGAACAAGCAATTATCTAAAGAGCACAAAGATACTTTGTATCATTAATTTTAATTAAAATTAAAGGAGAGAACAATGGCAGACACGCCTGCAAAGGAATCTGCATTGAATCAATTTCAAGCAGAAGAAGCTCTCGTCAACCTTTTGGATAATTCCAAGGCCACAGGGAACGAGGAGCAAAAATCATCACCCAAAGAAGAAACGAAAAGTGATGATCCACAGGAATTAACCCCTGACGATTTGGATTTAGTATCCGAGGAAACCACAACTTCGCAAGACGAGAAACTTTATGAAGTCAAAGTCAATGGCAAGATGCATAAAGTTACCCTCGAAGAATTGACGAAAGGTTACTCCAAAGATTCTGATTACCGACAAAAATCTGCAAGATTATCCGAAGATCGTAAATCCGTTGAGGATGAACGATTGAAGATAATGGATCAGATGAATGTGGCAAATCAAGAGAGAGAAAAATATGTTCAACGGTTAAATGAACTTTCATCTCAAATGGTAGAGCCGAAAGTGGACGAGGCGGAATTGGATCGCA